CATTAATAAAGAAGCTGTTTTAATTTCATCTGCATTGTTTCCTAATCCTGTTGAATCTTTTATTCCAAGTAACATTGGTGAAACTACCCTGTGTGCTACTAATATTTTACTTTGTGATTCAGAACTTAAAAATTCGTACTGTTGATGTGCATCACTTAATTGAACTGGTGTGATAGTAGATTCTTGTTCTTTGTTATCATTGAATGCTAGAATGAATTTACCAGCATTACTTGAACCACTAAATTTGTTGGCTATTCTTGCTTCGATTAACTCCCTTTCTTCTTGGTTAGGTACCCCATTATTGAACGATATAAACATCCCTGGAGCCAAACCATTCATTATGTTGTTTAAATGATAGTTGCTAATCTCTTCTTCAAGCTCACAATATTGAATACCACCTTGATAATCTACTGGCGAGTAGTAATAAAACCCAGCTTTGTAAGGTTTAATATAATACATTTCAATAGATTCATTACTTGTTCCAAATGCAGGTATTCTAAGTGGCTTATCAGAAGGTTTTATAGTTGTCCAATCATTCCAATAGTAGTAACCAGTAATATCTCCATCTTCATTTGCTTTTTCAGCTCTTAAAGTTTCAATAGGAAAGTGTTCACATAAAGTTATTTTTTTTCTATCCTTAGAATAGATAACTTGTATTGCAGCTTGTCCCATTAACTTTAAATCATAACACACTTTTCTTACCACATCCTTTGTTAGTAAAGTAATCATCTGTGCATATTGATCTGGCTTTCTGTTAGCGTCTGTAGCGTTTAACCCTTTACCATATATTTGCTGAGATATACCATTTACACAAGCATTGTTAGTAGGTGAACCATTATAACGGTCAATTAAGAACTGAAAATAGTTATTATTAATTCCATATTTTACCCATTCCTGATTTTTAACTTCAATAACTTCTGGTGAAGTATAAGTTGCTAAATTAACAAAACTATATTGTGATGTTTTTTTAGAAAACCTACCTTGATTATCTCTTTTAATATTTTTTTTCATTTTTAAAATACTTTGTATTGATTGTCATTAGTTGCATTAAACGTTTTATAAACACCTAAATTTAAGTCATAATATTCATCTTCTATTTGGTCAATAGATTGATCAGTACAGAAAACCCTATCCCTAAATAAAGTTGCATCTGTTGTTCTATCTATATTCCAAAAGATGTTATCATTTTCCCATAATTGATAGTTTGTGTTCCAATAGTTATAATCAGAATACAATCTAATATCATAAAAATGCCCTTCAACTAAGATAGGATTAAAAGCTTGATTAAATGTTAGATAATTTACATCAGTTATTGCATTAGTTATATCATAATATACTGTGATATTAGTACTATCATCAGTAATAGACATAGTAAACTCAGCACCGTAAGTTCTAGGTATAATTTTAAAAGTTTGTGCAGTAGCCGAAGTGTTAAAAACAATCATTATCTATATAACGTAATAAATAAGTTATTTTGTACAAACAATATTGCAAAAAAAAAGCACCCTAAAAGGATGCCTTAATTTTTAATATAATTTAATATTATGCAGTTGGATCAATTTGTCCAGCAGCAGCAGTAACTAAACCAGCATCTAAGAAATAAGGTGCAAGTTCTTCTAATCCTTCCATTGTAAGTGTGAATCCAGATAAATCTCCAGCAGCAGCACCTGTTACAGTAGTTCCACCAGTACATTCCATACCGTTTTCAAAACCACAAAGGAATTGATTTCCATAATAATCTTCAACAACAACATAAGGTCGAGCTGTAGCAATTAGCTGTAATTCAGCTTGTGTTTTAGCTTCTAAATATGTTAGTGTTAAGTTTAGTGTTTGAGTATAAAAAGTAGTTCCATTTTCTCTTGAACTTGTTACAGTAGTTTCAAGTGATGAATTACCTTTTACGTCAAATTTATACCAAGTAGGTGAACCTGTTAAGGCAGTTACTTGTTTTGTAGTTGCATCAACTGTAACAGCAGTTATAGCACCAAAGTCAGCAAAGTATGCTGCTTTAATCCCACCAAATGCACTTTTACAAGGGATACTTCTTCCAATAGTTAATAAACAAGCCATATCATTTAAATTTTTTATGTTAAAACCTTGAGTATCAAGCTGTTAACTTAACTTAATACTCTTAGTTGTCTAATTAGTATTAAGCGTATTCTACAATATCAGAAGCAATTCCGAATTGTACACCTGAAGTAAATCTCATAATCATTCTTACATTGTCAGATCCATCAAGGTCAATCATATCAAGAACTCTTACTTCTTGGTTGTTGTTTAATAAACCAGTTCCAAAGTAAAGGTTAGAAACTTCAGCAGCATACATTTTATTGTCGCTCATTCCAGGACAAACAAATATTTGAACACCATCAACAGTTAGTGAACCATTGTTCCACCATTGTGTTCCTTTGTTGTCAACCCCAGCATTTGAAGTAGCAGCAACAGAGAATCCACCAAGTGCTTGAACGTAAAACTTAGCTATTGAGCTAGGTACATATATTCTTAATCCTTCTTTTCCATAAAGTGAATTTGGAATTCCAGAAACTACTTTTTGTAATTCCGTAATTACATTTGCGGAATCAACGCCACCACCAACAGCAGCAATTTGTTGTGCAGCAGGAATATCTCCAGCAGCAGCCGATGCAGCTATGATTTTTTCAAATCCATCAAATGAATTATTTGAAACTGCAGCAGTATCACCTTGCCAGATATTTAATTCTGTAGATTGTGCAACTTCAGCAGCAACGTGAGCAATTAAGAAATCAGAAAATTTAGGTGGTAAAGATTGACCTAAACCAAATCCCATAGATTGAGATTCCCAATCGTTAACGAAATCTTTTTTACAAAGTTGTAAGTTAACCTGTAGCTCATTTGGCTGTAGGATTTGTTCAGTTAAAGTGATAGTTGATGTTGGATCAAAATCACAAGTGGCTGGTGATACTAAAGAACTTGTAGCTAATTTCTTAATTACTTCTTTATATCCAATGTTACTTTTTACAGTTAAACCACCATCGTTGATTGTACTCGCCGAAAGAAGCGCAGCCGCTATATAAATTCCAGAAAATTCTCCAGAATATGACGTTGTAACGTTGACTGCAGTTGCAAGATGTACGTTTCTTAAATTACTCATTTTTATTTTTTTTTATTTATTATTAATTATGATTCTGATATCCAGATTCCTTGTCCACCTATGATATACCATTCTGTTAATGATACTGCCCTAAGTGCTACCCAGTCACCTTTTAAAGCTGTTGCTTTTGTGTTTTCTAAATCTTTGTCTAATACACCTGAAGCTGAAAATACTGCTGCAGCTTGTGTCATACTTCCAATAATTTTATTAGTATCTTTTGGAGAAATTACTAATTTAACAGCGGCATCTGCTCCTGTGTTTCTGAAAAATATTGTGCTTCCTAAATTACCTGAAGTAATTAATGGAATACCAATAGTTAATGCATCTACTGCAACGTTATGGTCATTTCCTAAATCTGATTCAGAAATATCACCTGTCGCTGTGTAGTAAGATTGTGCAACTTGGTTGCGAACTTCATCATTTGATAAATATTTGTATGCGCTCATTTTTTTATTATTTATTTATTAGTTATTATTTAATCTTGATAAGACTCTATCTAAAGTTGTACCTGTTCTATTTTGAGAATATAAAAATCCTCTTGGCTTTTCTGATTTTTTAGATTCAGGACTATGTTTAATTGGTTCAGATGATGGTTTAGATAATTCTTCTTTAACCTTTTCATCTATTTCATTAAACTCTTCCTTAACTGTTCTTGATTTTAAAACACCTTCAGTTTCTTGTTGTAAATCTTCTTCAACAACTTCTTCCATTTTATCTTCTTTATCACCTTTTAAATCAGCTATTGCATCTTCTAAGTTTTGGATTCTTTTTTCCATCCCTTTCCAATCTGCAACATCTGCTTCTTTACCATCATCTTCTAAATCAGATGTAATTTCTTCACCTTCTTCATCTTCTTTTTGTGGAGCCTCATCAGAAACTTCTCTAACATCTCCAATTATTCCTTCTTCTTCTACAACTAACAGCCTTGAATCTTCAAGAATATATTCACCTACTGGTAAAGCAACACGCTCATCATCAGTTAAAATGAATACCTCTTTTCCTTTTTCAAATGATTCTGCTTCTATTGCAGTACCATTCTCTAACTTCATATCTTCCAATTTAACTTGGATGTCAAGAAGTGTTTTAATTTTGTTTAACATTTCAGTAGATTTCATAATTATATATATAACGGATTTAATTTTTAATTTTGTGTTTTTAAGATATTCTTGTTATAACACCAATGCCTTGCGCCCATATAGAGCCATCACAACATTCTCTTGAATAAATATCCTCATTAGGACAAAGACAACCACGTTGTCCTCCATTTTGTGAACTTCTTGCTGGAATATAACCTGCACTATTAGGTCCTATATTTTTTCTGATTCTATTTCTCATCAAGTAAAATATCTTTTATTGATTTAAGTAATGTATTAGCTTCAGTCTCAAACTTTTCTTCCACCGACTCTTTTGCATTCTCCATTTTATCAGCAAAATAGCCTTCAATACTGAAACCCTTAACTTTATTTGTTTTAACGTAGTCATTCCATACTTCATCGTTGTTTACCTTTACGGTACCCATCCAAGTTCCTACAGGAACATTTAAATTATATAAACGACTTTTGTCTTTGACCTCATCTTCCACAATCCAAGATTCAACAAGTGTTAATCCACTTAATTGATGTTGGTGTTCTAATGTTGAGTTGTTTTGATTACCGTTTTTTAAATATAATTGTGATGCTTTTGAGATAGTATTTTTAGAAAAATAAATATAATACTCATCTTCACCTGACTTTCTATATATTGGTTTATTAGGAACGAGTAAAGCACCCATTAATAATTTTTTGTCTTTTGATATTTCTGCCAATTTAATTTCATCACTTTTTAAAGCAACAAAATCTTCTTCAATGGCAGGTGATTCAACTATTGAAATTGCCTCGATTCCAGAATCTTCTTGTTCTTCATCAAGGATTAACTCTATAATTCTCATAATAATATAACGTAATTAATTTTTAATTTTGTATTTATATCGTTGCTCCTTCAACAATATTTCTTTCTAAACCTTGTGCAGTAGTTACATCATTAGAAACTACATATGCTTGAACAGGTTGTTGTTCTTGTTGACCTATTGCTGATGCTAATTGATTAGTATCGCTTGCACCTACTGTATTAAATGAAGGTGGTAAAGATGGGATTGCTCCTCCCCCTCCTCCACTAACTGTTGGACTTGGTGTTGCTCCTTTTCCATCTGCTTTAGTTGATGCTATCTTTTTAATTTGTATTGCACTAAATGCTCCTGCAATTCCTGCCTGTATAAATGGATAAGCAGGAAAAACAGCAGTAACAGGACTATCTTGAGCAGTTTTAAAAGCATTTTGAACACCTTCTATTCCTGAAATAGTTGCTTGACCAATAGCCATTGCTTTACCTACTGCACTTCCTCTGCCTGCAACTTCTCCAATTAATGCCATTGTTTGTTTAGCAATATCTAATTTAGCATTTGAAACTGCTTTGTCTCTTGCTTCATCATTTTTAGCATCTTTATTTTTACCAATTTGAATTTGTCCATTCCAATAAGCAATAATTTTAGCCTTCTGTTCTTCAGTAGCATTTAATTTATCTAAATCAGCTATTTCTTTTTCTGCTTCTAAAGTTGCTTTTTCTTCTTCTGTTATTGCATTTCTTTCTGCTTCTTCTGCTTCAAATGCATCTTGTATTTCTTTTATACCATCTAACCTTTCTTGTTCTTTAGTTTTAGCATCATCTATAACTTTCTGTGCTGCTATTCCATCATCTTCTATTTTTTTATCAGCAATTTTTTTCTTTTCTGCTGCTGCTGCTTTTTCTTCATTTAATGCTGTTGTGATTTGTGTTTGAAGTAATCTTTGACTTCTAAGTTTTTTAGTATCTAAGTTTATTAATTCAGCTTGCATTTTAGCAAGGTCATCTTTAACTTGTTTATTATTTAAACCCTGCTCCATTTCTAGTATCTGAGCATCTACTAAAAGTTGTTTTGCCTCTATTTCCTTTGCTGTTATATCTTCTTCTATCTTTTGTGCTTTTCTTAATAAAACAATTCTTTCTGCTGCTGTTT